TCATCTATACTCCAATATTTTCATATATCAATAAAAGTCAAGTTATCAATTACTGGATATTGAAAACCACTTAAAGAAATATCAATTACCAATGAAAAACTCTGTGGAACTCCATCTAACGCTATTGTTGATATATGGTAATCAGATACTCCACTTGCCGCAATCGCTCCATTTAACTCACTTATCAATATATCTGATCCTGGGATATGAGGTTCTAAAACTGTTTGTAAATTTGTAGTTATCTTCTCTCTATAACTTGCTTCATTTGGAACAATAGCAATCGTCATAGATACTTTAGCAGATCCTGGATTATTACTTGTATCTGTAATCGATTGTACAGAATGATCTGCGGTTACTGGTTTTCGTTCTTCAATATAAGCTTCGACATCGTTTAATAAAACACTTGACGGAACAGGATCTGTCCCCATTGCAGTTATTACAGTCGCAACAGTTCCAGGTCCATATGCTAATGGATAAACCCATGCTCTCTTGACTCCAGATACTTCCATAGACCATCTTTCATAATCATATTTCGATCCACCCATTGGTGGGTATTGTATCCTTTGTAAAATTCTTGTACGTAAAGTTTCAGTATCTTCAGGATCTTCTCCACCTGTTATATCTTGAATAATCTCAACTTCACTATCCACACCAGAAATTGGACTTATTATTTGTAAATATACAGTATCACCAACTGGAACAGTAATGTTTCCTTCTAAACCATCTTCTATAGCTTGAATATCTATATCTATATATCCTCCAACAATAGTACCAACTACAAGCGTTCCAAACTCAATACCATCCTCACTTTGCAACCGAGTACCAAGATCAATTACTAATCCATTCGTTCCTGTAAATCTTACCTTACCAGTTGCAAAGCTTCCAGGTCGTGGATTAATCCCCCACATTGGAGCATGTCTTGTTCTTAATGCATCGTCATCTGCAGTCGTAACAAAAAGAATTGAATCCTTTACATAATCAACATGTCCATAATTTGTATGGATTGATCCAGCAAATACTCTTGCTAATATTCGTAGTATTGCCCTTCGTAATAAAGAAACATTTCCAAACAAACGAGACTCTATACCTCTTTCAATTCTTTTTGTAATCTGTAATATTGTTGGTCTTTCCCACGACATAATATCTTATCCTCTCTTAATCAATTGCTTTTCCCAATTATAATAGAAGGTATAGAATATATTCTGTCCTCCAGGTCTTACGAATTTAAGACCCATTTTTAACACTGTACTTCTATTGTTGATAGATTCTCTCGTAACTGTATATTGAAAATCAGAAATAATTCCATCATCTAACATCCATTGAAATCCATCTTCTAAATATTCTTGACATTTTGCAATCACTTCATTCACAGTCTTTGACCTTCGGAGTAACCAACCCTTCCATCCAATTTTATCATCTGGTATATAAGAAATATTATCCCCAAACCATCCACCCTTATAACCACCATCATCCGGAAGAGGTTCTTCATCTCCCACTCTTTTGTCAGTCCCCAATGTAATTAAAATAGCTGTTTCTAATCCACCATCCCTTTCTACATCTCTATCAGCAAGACTTACATCCGCGTATCCATCATATTGATCTAAAGTAAATAATATATCTCCTTCTTCTGAAATATAATCTAACGGTAAATCACTTACTATTTTATTAAGTTTTATTATTGATGGAATTCCAAATGCTTCACCAGTAGATATTCCATCTACAATTATAAATTGAGTAGAAGATACATTAACAACTGGAATTCCAAATGCTTCACTGGAGACAATGCCCGTTGGAGATATAATTAAAGGAGCTATTGCAACAATCGTAGGAGAACCGAATAATTCACCAGAGATAATACTTGAAGGTAAGAAATAAGAACTCGCTTGTAAAATATTCTCACTTAAGATTACCCTTCCCCAATCAGAAGGCATCCCATAAAATTCCTCAAACCATTCTTTAATATTTGTTAATGGACTATAATTTGTCGCATTATATGTTAAGTTGACTCCATACTTCGTATTAATCGCTCTCCATTGTACATTACATTGTCCAGATCCATTATCCGGTCCAACTTCCACCCATAATTCAATATCTCCAGTATTATCATCTGGTAAAGCAAAATATGGCAATTCTCCAACTATTCCAGTCTGACTTGTCATTGCAGTAAACTTCCAAATAGAATTTCCTCCAGTCTGTGCTGCGATAACAACTTGCCACCAGAAGAAATCTTGTGTGGGCCATCCTGAACGAACATTGTAAAAACCAAATACTATTGGAGAAGAACCTCCCCAATGAGTGTTTCCAAAAGAGTCCCAAGAACATTTACAATACGCTTGCGAATTAAATATTCTTCCTTTGAAAGCTCTCACCCGATTTGGAGTACTGAGATTAAATGTCAATTGATTCGGATTAAAATTAACTCCAGCTCCAAATTCAGTTCCATAATCCGCTTGTACAAAATTGGGATGTACAAAACTTGGATTATATAAAGTCGCCATAATAAGTCCTCATTGTGCTTTTAATTTACTTGTCATTTCATTATCTGTAATATCATCTGCATATTGTAAAATCTGAGGTGGAGCCGGTGGAATCGCATTAACATTCACTGGAGAAGAACCGGCAACTTTCGCGGGAGAAGAAGTAACATAAGAAGTCGGAGTTCCTGTTCCGACAAATCCGACATAATTATGTACATGATTTCCAAATAAAGATTGAAATTCATCGTTAATTAATTTCTTCAATGATACATTTCCTATCTCAATATCTCCATCTGCTCTGATAATTACTTTTTCATTGGATGAATTTACTTCTATTCCGCTATCTGTCAACTTAACATAATTATCATTTTTATCATAGATAGCAACATCACCTTCTGCAAGTCCTTTCAATCTATACTTTCCTTGATCACAAGCAATAACTAATCCATGATCTTTATTTCCATTTACAAATAAAACAACAGCTTCTGCATCCTTCCCCGGAACAGAAGTAAATCCATAGTTCTGAATTCGTTCAACATTATCTTTAACTTCATCCTTTAATATAGATAATTGTACCAATTGAATATTTTTATCATCCTTTACCAACTGTACAAGCGATCTTGATACTATATTTCGTACTTGTATCCTAATTGGTTCTAATATTCTTTCTAATCCAGAACGTAAACTCATACTACCACCATCCAAATTTACTTGTACGATTTTTTTTCTTTATTACCTTCTTTGGTTCTGAAGAATATGTATCTGGAGAGACTAATGTCATTGTAGCAATCTTTCCACTTTCTGATAATGAATAAACAATTTCTTCAATAATCATTTCTGCACTTATTCGTAAAGGGGGCAGATAAGCATATACAGTCCTATTTTCTCTCCATAATTCTCCATTACTTTGAGTCCAACCAATAACGGATACCTTAACAGTATTTGAACGACCTGCTCTGACTTGTGCTTCCCAACTTGCTCTTTTCAATGCACTATTATTACTTGTAATCCCATCGGCACTAAATAATTTTGGGCGATATCTATTGACTGATAAATCATTTGCTTCTCCAAAAATATTAGTTGTAGTTTTTCCCCAACTATCTCCTTCTGATTTTCTTTGTCCTTTAACTTGATACAATGAAAACCTTTCAATATAATTAGATATGATATTAGCTGTCAATACATTACCTTCATTTCCACCATATACCAGATTATCAGTAGAAGCATCATTTCCAGCAATTGTTAAGAGTAAATTTCCATCTGTGTTTCCTAATGATAAAACAGCCCTTTCTTTACAAACTTTATTTAAGATATCAAGAATAGTTTCTCCTGTACTAATAGAAACTTCTTTTATTTTCTCACCTAAATTCGTCTCTGCAATTACTTTAATTCCAAAAGGGTTTACCAAATCTTCCGCAAGTTTCAGAAGATCAATATTTTTCCATGTTCCAGGTTTATTAATCGCACTACAATCAATAAGATCTCCAGTCCTACATCTCCCACTTACGCTTATATCATAAGAATCCACACGAGCATCTATACTCATATTGTCAATAAACCCTGTTATCAAAGTATCTTCTCCAACGAGAACAGTGACCGATAATTCTGGTACAAGTTCTGTAGGTTCTTTATCCCATACATCTGTCAATTCTAAGTTAAAAGTGGAAGCCATTTGCGTAATAGAACGAATAACTTCTACACTTTTCCATCCACCAATTCTTTTAGTTCCAATAAGTAATGTTAGTTCACTTGACATCTATTAATACCTCTATTGGAACAGATCCAGTAACAAACCCAGGATGTTTGATATTATTTCTATCTATAATATCTTGCTCACGATCAATCGTTCCATACAGATCATAACTTATTACAATCGCTGGAAGAGAGATAATTGGAACATATTGCGTAATGACAGGCAACTTTTTAATTCTCTCTTCTAAATCAGAAACTATCCCTGTTCTAAGATCATAATAAACATTATACAGATCATCGTCAACCACACTTTCAAGAAATATATCTAACTTTTCAAAAACAATATTTCTTAGTGCTTCTGCTTCATTAACACTCGTAAAATTTATAATTCCAAGAAGACCTCCAGCTGTAATAACAGACACTTGCTGCATTAGTAAAGCTATCTGATTCGCTGGATCATCCTCATTCCTTAATATTTCTGTTGCTTGAAAGTCAAACAGTTTTCGAACATCCTCAAAATTTTGACGAGCATTATCAGTTGTTACTGGAGCAACATCATCATCTATATCAGTCCCAAATGTTAAGGACTCAATAATATTCTGAGCAAGTTCTTTCCCATCATAAGTAAGAGCAATTGCTTTTCCACGAATAGTTTCCATATCTTGTCTAAATTTACTAATAGAGGATACTACAAACTTCGCAGACTCAATTGTATCGAAAGCCTTTTCCACCGTATCAATCGCAGCTTGTGTGATTGTTCTCGGAACTGATAAAATATCGTATGCATTTTCAAAGGTTTCCTGTATAACTTGTAAAGCAGTCTTTTTAATAACTTGAATTGCTCTTGAGGTATCAATAACACCAGTTGGAAATTTTAAAGAACCAGATTCAACAAATGCAATAGTAAACCGACAAATATCAAGTTCATTAAAATTCTCTCTCCATGAAAAATCAATAACTGATACATCCATTGATCCAAGGTAAGGATGAATTAATTTACCGCTTCCCTTTCGTTCTAATACAGTTATTAAACTATCCCGCTGAATATCATAATTTTCACCGATTACATAAGCTTCTATTGAAAATCTACGACCCTTACGACCCAAATCTTGAACAAATGGTGTATCCCTTTCAGGCAACTCGTGGACAACATTCCTACGACCACCTTGACCTTCTACATTGGGGATGTAAAACTTTATATTACGAAATTCAGCTTGTCGATATCTATCTATCCATCCCATAAATTATCCACCCATTGCCGGAAGTAATGATCCACTTTCTGCTTCAAAATCAAATGGTCCACGACCTTCTTTCTTCAAGCGTGTCCCATCAGGAATATTTGAAAACTCAACTTTTAATTTACTTTCTTGTTTTATATTTCGTTCTTCAATCCTTGACTGAAGAGCAAGAGCTCCTCCTGCCGGAGCTTCACCACCAACTCCAACGAAACCAATTTTACTTTTTAACTCTGGAGATAAAACCTTATTAGCCAGCCACTCTATCCCTCGTAAACCTTTATCCATGATCCACTTTAAAGGTTCAATTAATTTGTCAAGAATCCATAAAACAGGTTTGAGAAGAAACATAATCACTTTACCGAATACTTTAAACAATCCTACTATGCCCATAAGAGCAAGTTTAAAAAATGGTAATAATCTTTTCCAATTTTCGATTATAAATTCTACGACTGCAACAAGTGGAAAGCAACTTGCGAATACTACCCTAAAAGCTTCCGCCCACGACAATCCAGCTCTCTTTAATAGCATTATCATCGCAATCAATCCAAGTATCGCAGCTATTACCCAACCGATAGGATTAGAAACGAGTGCAATAATACCACCAGCACTCGCAATCGCTCCACCAATTGCAGAAAAAGCAGACATTAAATTTCCTATAATGAAAAGTAAAGGTCCGACTACTGCCATTATTCCTGCGAATATTACGCCCATTTTAAGAATTTGTGGATTAACTTTAGAAATTCTTCTAAAGAAAGCAGCGAATTTCGTAACAAGTTTTGTTACTGTTTCCAATATTCCACTATCGGCGATTGATAATTGAAAATCTTCCCATGCGGATTTTAATGCTTTAA